TGGAAACTGAAAAACTTCCCATTCATTGTACAGACCTAAAACGCGAAACAGTCTATATAAAAGACAATAATATATGGGAAAAGGAGAACAATGAAAAACAGAAATTGAAATGGACAATAGACCGCATAGCACAATTGAATTTGGTACAACATCATAACTGGCAGCAAAGATACCCTGTATGTATAGAGAACAATACAAAGGAAAACGAGTATTTTTTCAAATTGGCGGCGGTTGCTTTAGGTGGAAAAGGTGAAGATGAAAAAGATAAATATCGTGATAAAATAATGAAAAATGTTCTCAAAGAAGTTGTCTTGGATAAAAAAAGTGTTGTTCTCAAATAAACAAAAATAATATTATTTTATTTATAATAATATATAAATAATGTCAAGTTTATCTTTTCTTGGTAATGCTACATCATATTTGAGAATCCCAAATACAAATGATTTTGATTTTGGTACTGGCGATTTTACAATAGAATGGTATCAATATCAAACAGACACAAATTCTTTTCCAAGAATTTTTCAAGTTGGTAAATATGGTACAGGAATTTCTATTGGTGTATCTATAGAAGGAGGCAGATTTTATTATTGGACGAACAATACTTCCAATCTTGTAACTACGTTACTTTCTTCCAATTATAAGAATAAATGGGTTCATTTTGCGATTTCCCGTTCTAGCGGAGTTACAAAAGTATTCATGAATGGAACTTCTATTTTTTCTATGAATGATACAAATAATTTTAATGGTGTAAATGATTTAATCATTTCTAATGAATCTACTGTTTCTAATAATGCGGCATTTGGAGGATATATTACATATTTCTCTTGGGTAAAAGGCGTTGCTCTTTATACAACCAATTTTACAGTTTCAAATAATTATCCATCTTTAACAAATGATTATGTTTTATTGTTAAAATCATCTAGTTTTGATGGCACATTGGGAAATACTGTAATAAATAACAATGTTTCTAATACACCAAATGTACCACCTAATTTCTTAAACAATAACAATAACAATAATCAATCAAATGAACCTACTGTAAAACAATCAAAATCTCTATTTTCAAACAATTCTTTAGTTTTTTATAAACCAGGTAGTTTGGCGTCATGTGGTGTAGGTAGTGTTCGTAATTCATCTATCAAATCTCGTAGAATATAATTGTTCAAAAATCGTTATAAAACATAAAAAAAAGTATTATTTTTATATGACAAATTATAAATCATATAAAAATAGGTTCTAACAACGTGTAAAAAATAAGATAAAATGAATTTAATTTTTCTATATTTATAATACTTCCAAATCCTTGAATTTCCAATATTCAATACCACCATTAGGCAAAGGTCTTTTTATAATAAAAGGGATTTTTTTCTCTTCAAATTCTTTCAACGCAATCAAATATCCATCAATAACATTAATATCAACTTCAACCATTGGTTTTGCTCCAGCATTGAGTTGTTTAGCACGTTCGCCCAAAATTCGCGCCTTTTCATATCTTGTAATAAAAGGCAATGTTTTATGTAATGGGTCTATAACAACCCCATTTTCATTACGAACAACTTTGGATAATATTTCAATTTCATCACTATTATGTGAGTGTAATTCAGGGTGAAATTCACTAATAATATTTTTTTGGATATTTTCATCAAATTTTTGTAAATAATTTTCTTCAACATCTTCGTCATCTTCTTCATCGTCATCGTCTATCATCGGAAAATTCGGTTTTATATTTTCCTTACTATTTATTTTACCAATAAGTTCTTCAATATTTTCGTCATTTAAATCTTCATCATCCTCGTCATCTATAACATCATCATCTAATTCTTCATCTTCGTCTTCATCATCTTCATAATCTTCATCATCATCAACCACTTTTGGTTTAATAGTTTTATTTATTTTTAGTTTAGGAACATCTACTTCATCTTCTTCAATATCATCGGTTGGGTCATATTCATCATCGTCAGAACCATATTTATCAGCCATTGTATGTTATAATATATAATAGTATATTTCTAAATTATTATTTTACTTTATTTATAACTGTGAATTCAATTTTTTTCTATTTTTGTAGATATATTATGTTCTAATAAAATTTCATTGATAATATCAATTGGTAATGAATTTAATACATCTTGTAATTTTACAACATCAACTAAATGGTCTTTGTATTTTTCCCACATTTCATTACTAATATTTTTTTTTGCTTTTAATCGTAAAGACCTTTGATATTTATTTATTTTTTCTTTATCATTATTATATCTTTTTTTCATATATTCTTTCATATATTCTTTATCATTTGTAGGCATTTTCTATAGTCAAAGTATATTTTCAAATTATTATTTTACTTTATTTATAACTATGAATTCAATTTTTCTTTGTAAAAAAATGCTGTAAATTTTTATACAAAATCGCTTCTATTTTTCTGAATCCGTTTTCCATGTGGTATCACATTCAACACAAATATACAAATATTTTAAATTATCATCATCATAACGAACATATATAACTTCAGTAGGTTTATCATTGTTTTCTTTATTTGTTTTACATTCTTTATTTGGACATTTCATACTATAAATGCGTGGTAATGTTGGGTCTAATTTTGTATATTCATTTATAATATGATTGAATTTTTGTTCGCCTTTTTTTAATTGAGTATTTAAAACACAAGCACCTTCTTCTAAAATAGTATTGTCTGTATTCCCGCACAATCTACAATAATAAGTTAATTTATTAGGGTCTTCGGAATCAATACCGATATAGTACATATTGGAGCATTTATCACAGAATTTCATTTTTTGATATAATATATATTATATATTTATTCTTTTTCATAGTATAAATATTTATAAGTTCAATTTTTTTTGTTATAAATTCATAATTTGTATAGAAAATTGATTTAATAATAATTATTTATATATTATAATTATTATTATGATAACAAAAGTAAAATATCCAAAACCCATTTTAAAATGGGTTGGTGGGAAAACACAAATTGTAGACAAAATAATATCTGAATTCCCAAAAGAAATAAATAATTATCGTGAAATATTTTTAGGTGGAGGCAGTGTTTTATTTGCTCTATTATCAGAAATTAAAAATGATAAAATAAAAATAAATGGAAATATTTATGCTTATGACTTAAATGAACCATTGATTTATCTATATAAAAACATACAAATAAACCATGATGTATTATATAATGAAATACAGAACCTTATAACAGAATTTAATTCTTGTGGAACAGGTGAAATAAATAGAAAACCAAAAAATATACACGAAGCAAAAATAGCAAAGGAAAATTACTACTATTGGATTAGAAGTGAATATAATAAATTATTGCCAAATGAAAAAACAAGTATAGTAGGTTCTGCCTTGTTTCTATTCTTGAATAAGACATGCTTTAGAGGCGTTTTTAGAGTCGGACCAAATGGTTTTAATGTTCCTTATGGACACTATAATAATCCTGAAATAATAAATAAAGCGCATCTTGATGAAATACATATTTTAATTCAAAATGTTATATTTCAATGTTGTCATTTCAAAAATTCATTAGAAAACATTGAAGCAAATGATTATATATATCTTGACCCTCCATATGCTCCTGAAACAAATAGTTCATTCGTTGGATATACTGAAAATGGGTTTAATATTGATGACCATAATAATTTATTTAACTTGCTACATAAATTAACTGATACAAATAAAAAAATATTATTAAGTAATTCTGATGTAACTTTAGTTCGTGATAATTTTAAAAATGAAAAATATATTATTACATCTATTCTATGTAAACGAACTATAAATTCTAAGAATCCTGAAGCAAAAACGAAAGAAGTAATTATAAAAAATTATTCATCTTAATATTAACGACAGCGTAATACAAGTGATAGTTTTGTTATAGAATTTTTTTATGATGTCAATAATAAAAAATTGAATTAAAAAAACTTAATAAAAATATATGAATAATATATCTATGAAAATGTCTAATGACATTAGAAAAACTGATAATAGCGTAAATAATTTAAACCAAACATTAGCGGATTTTTTAAGAAAACATCAAATAAAAAAAGATGATAATGAACCAAAACAATCTACAAATACTCGTATAGCAGATCCAAAACTCTCTATTTATGGTGGGAACTATCATATTCCTGATGATAAATATGAGCAGTTTTTAAATCTGTATTATCGAGATGTTCTTTCTAAAAATGGCAATGAATATTTCACTGAAGTGCAATTAGATGAAGGTCCGATTGTAGTTGATCTGGATTTTAAATATGGCATGGAAATAAAACAAAGGCAACATACAAACGACCATATATTAGATTTAGTAGTTTGTTACCTAGACATTATAAAAGACGTTTTTCAATTGGATGATGAAAATAAAATACCCGTATACGTGCTGGAAAAACCAAAAATAAACATTTTGACTGATATAAAAAAAGTAAAAGATGGAATCCATATGATAATTGGTGTCAATGCTGATAGAACAGTTCAGCGTATGATTCGTGAACGAGCTATGAAAAAGATTTCTGAAATGTGGGACGACTTACCAATTACAAATAAATGGGATGATGTCTTTGATGAAGGTATTAGCATTGGATATACTAATTGGCAATTATTTGGGTCAAGAAAACCAAATAACGAAGCATACCAATTGACTTATACATATAATGCTAAGTATGACCCATCAGATGAAGAAATTTCTATTGTTCCTCTTCCTTTAAAATCTTTTGATATAGCCAATAATATTCAATTATTATCTGTTCGTTATAGAAACCATCCTACATTCTTCTTTAAAAGTTCATTTTTAGAAGAATATAACCAATATAAAAATTTTCGCGGTGGAAAATTAGTAAGTAATATAAAAACAAAACCTACAAATAATGATTTTACAGATTTTGAATTATCTGATATAAACGCTTATGTTTCTAAAATAACTAACGCGAACGAATTAGAATTTGTATTGAATATGTTTTTGGATAAAATAACAACGAATGATTATGAATTGAAAGAAGCATTTTTGTATACTATGACACTACCTGAAAAGTATTATGTTACGCCAGGTTCATTTGATAAATGGATACGAGTTGGTTGGGTATTAAAGCATATAAGTAATAAATTATTAATTGTATGGATTGCGTTTAGTGCTCAAGATAAGAATTTCAATTATGCCGATATTCCAGAATTATGTAATAAATGGAAAAAATTTGATGGTAGTAAACAAAAAGGATTACAAAAAAAATCATTAATGTATTGGTCTAAACAGGATGCTAATGAAAAATATAAAAAAGTACATGAAGAAAGCGTAGATTATTTTTTAGAACAAACAATCTCTGGAACTGGAATGTCAGTCAATGTAGGTAATAACAAAAAAAAAGCAGTTGGTGGCGATTTTGATATAGCACGTGTTTTGTTTCAAATGTATAAAGACCGATTTGTATGTACTAGTGTAAAATCAAATACTTGGTATGAATTCAAGAAACATCGTTGGGTTGAAATAGACTCTGGAACTACGCTAAGGAAACTGATTTCAACAGAATTACGCGAAATATATAATAAAAAGGCTGTTGGTTCTTTAAATAGAATAATGAATTTAGAAAATAATGTTCCTACTGTTATTGTGGATACCGATGAAAATAATAATATGACTGAAAAAGAAGAAAATAAAAAAACAAAAGATAATCGTACAACATATATTTTGGAAATATGTGCGAGATTATCGCGTACAGGTGATAAGAAGAATATAATGACTGAAGCGAAAGAACTATTTTATGACGGAACATTTATGAATAAATTAGACACAAACCCATATTTATTATGCTTCAAAAACGGCGTAGTTGATTTCAAAGAAAAATGCTTTCGTGATGGTCGCCCTGAAGATTTTATTTCTATGTCTACCAATATCAATTATAAACCATTAGACCTTATTAATGACAAAGAAATTATTGACTCATGTACAGATTTCTTACATAAATTATTTCCAGAAGAAGAATTATATAATTATATGTATGACCATTTAGCGTCTACATTAATTGGTACATCAAGTAATCAAACTTTTAATATGTATATTGGTAAAGGTAGAAATGGAAAATCAGCACTTGTTGGTCTTATGGTAAAAGTTTTAGGTGAATATCAATGCGTAGTTGCGTCTACAATGATAACAGAAGGGCGAGCAAAAGTTGGTAGTGTATCTCCTGAAGTATTACAATTAAAAGGTAAACGTTATGGTGTTATTCAAGAACCATCCCCTGGTGAAAAAATTAACGTAGGCGTTATGAAACAGCTTACAAGTGGTAATGATGCTATACAAGCCAGAGGTCTTTATAAATCTGAAGCGACTACATTTATCCCGCAAATGAAATTAGTTCTTTGTTCCAATTATATGATGAAAGTAGAAAGTAATGATTATGGAACTTGGAGACGTATTCGTGTTGTTCCATATAAATCAAAATTTGATGAAAACCCAGTAACTGATGACCCAGAAAACCCTTATCAATATAAACTGGACCCAAAAATTGACGAAAATTTTGATAACTGGAAAGAAATATTTGCTGCTATGTTAGTTCAACGAGTATTTGAAACAAATGGCATAGTTAAAGATTGTCCTATTGTATTGGCTGCTAGTAATGAATATCGTGCTAGTCAAGATTATATTGCTGAATATATCCGTGATAAAATAGTAAAAGACCCAAATGGTAAAATAAAGAAAACTGCCTTAAATATTGACTTTTCCAGTTGGTATATGGAAACATATGGCAATCGTGGTAGTCCATCATCAAAAGATGTTCATGAATATATGGATAAGGAATTTGGTACACAAAAGAACCTAGCTTGGACAGGCGTTAGAATTCGATACAATGAACGCGATGATTTGAATATACCAGAAGACGAAGATATTGATGATGGAATAGATGTAAGTGAACTGTAAAGTAAATAAAATTGAATAAATATTTTTTTATATATTATTTCCTAAACAAATAATATATAATGTCGCTCTTTACTAAATTATTCAATTTCGTATTATTAACAAGTTCTAAATATAATATAGACGAATCACACGGTTTAAGTCATAGTATGGATGTTTTGTATAACGCGTATAAAATATATCAAAGTGAAATACCAATGAACCCGTATTTATTAAAACAAGAAAATATAATATTGACTTCGGCGGCTTTACATGATATGTGTGATAAGAAATATATGAATGAATTTGAAGGTATAAAGATGATAGAAGAATTTTTACAAGATAAATTAGATAATGAAGAAATAGAGATTATTAAAAAAATTATAACTACAATGTCTTATTCCACTGTTAAAAAAAATGGGTTTCCAACATTAGGAAATTATCAACATGCTTATCATATTGTTCGCGAAGCAGACCTTTTATCTGCTTATGACTTTGATAGATGTATGATTTATAATATGAATAAAAAACAATCTAATTTTGAAGAAGCCTTCATTGATTCTTATAATTTATTTCAAAATAGAGTTTTACAACATAATAAAGATGGATTATTATTAACAGATTATTCAGTTCGTAAATCTCATATTTTAGAAAGTAAAGCTTTATCCAGAATTGACCATTGGCGAAAAATATTGAAAATAACTACAATATAACACATTTAGATGAAGTATATCTAATAATTTTTTATATATGCATTGCCATTGATAACCGCAAAAATATACATTAAAATAACAAATATATTTTTTTCAATAGTCATTATTATAAACGGATAAAGTGTTATTAAAATAACCATTCCAATTCTCATATATTTTGAAAGTGTTTTTGAATAATATAAAAAATAACATAATACTACTAATAAAGCATAATAAATAATGAATAAATAACTATTAAATAAATTTAAATAATCTACTTGTTGTGATTGATAAAAAACTTTTTGGTCATCAGTACTATAATTATTTTTATAATTTTGAATTTCAGTATCCAACTGTTTATTTTGATTTACGATAGAATTATAAAAATTTATATCTAAATTTCCTGTTATTCCAACAACTGCTTCTGTTTCTGCTGGAGATAATCCTTCTATAGTAGAAAAATGTTCTTTTATTGTTAAATAATCCATAGAAGCTTTTTTGTCTTTTAACTGTATATTATAATCATTTAATAATTTATTGTATTGTTCATTTTTTAATTTTAATTGTGTTTCTATGCTTTTATTTTTTTTTTTTATTTTTTTTTTTTTTTTTATTATATTAGTATAATTGTTTTTTATTTTTTTATTATTTTTTTTAAATTTATTTAAATTATTTGTAC